GGGATAGTACTAATATTATCAGACAATTTAGCCCCCATCCCGTGAATTGTCTGACAATTCTGAATATTATTAAATTGTGTATACAATTCGAACAATTTGAAAAATTTGTACAGTTGTCTACACAATTCCCCTAATTATTAGCTAGCTAACTATTACTGCAAAAATTATCAGAAATGCGATCTTATCTACTATAGACATTATACCACATTCCCGCCCCCCTGTCAACCCCTTTTACCCAATTATTTCATATTTTATAATTTCATACTTTAGCGCATGAAAGTGTGAAAGCCCTCACCCCTAAATTTGTCAATATACCCCCGGGGGGTATATAAACCCTAAAAACATACCCTACCGGGGTATGGTACATAAACCCCTTTATTTTCAATGCTTTCCGCCTATTACCCGCCAGGGGTATATATCCGCACGTTAAGTCCCTCATCGCATATATTATTGACTCCCGGTCAATAATTCGTTATTGACCCGCGGTCAATAATTCGATAGTGACCCTGGGTCAATAACTATGCTTTAGCACGGTGAAGTGTTAACACATTACCGCTTTAGTGTGCTAAAGTGTCAAATTTTTTTTGGAAGGGCGCTTAGTGAGGTGTTTGCAAAGCGCCCTTACCTACAATTCTTATTTAATTAAGGAACGGAATAAAGAATGCGTTATTATTGTAACTAACTCCACTCTCTCCGGTTTCCAATCTTAACTTCCCGTTATTAATCGAAAAATCATGATTTTCAGCAATAAATTCGAACCGTGCTCTTAATGGAGGGGTTGTAAACTCACCCAAAACCCCAGCTGATACATTATTAAGCGTCATATTACCATACAGATAAACTCCTGTTGATGACACAAACTGTGTTAACCTGCACGAAGCATTAACTCCTTCTGCTGGAACAAAGGTAAGTGGCATATCCACAGGCATAATATATTCCGTAGAATTTATCAATTGGCCTGTTAAATAATTACCTAAACTTTGCTCTCCTGCATTTGTCGGATGAACCCCATCTGCTTGATGCATATTAGACCCAGCCCATGACCAATAAGCTCTTGGTATAAATTTAACATTTGCCTGTAATCCTGCCTGCCAATAAATACGTTCCAAATTACTATAGTTATATGCTTGGGTGAAATTATATCCAGCCATACACAACCATATATTAGCATAAGGATAATCGCTGCGTATTTTTTTAAGTGTGGTTATTGCATTATTGTAAACCGGACTTATATTAGCTAAATCATTAGCACCCATTTGTATCACAATATCAGTAACATTTTTAGGAAGATCGTTAACTTTATTATTCCAATCCCAATATACTGAATGGTCATCCGTAAGAGGAAAAGAGAAACCAATACTACCCTGTGAGATGTTGCTCCATTGTGATGACGTGAGACCCATATTTGAAGCAACAACATAGGGCCACGCTTTTGTAACCTCCCCTAAATTAACTCCAAAGCTGTCACCATAAAAGAGCCAATATCTTTCTGAAAAATTATTATTAACAGGCGGAACGTATTTTTCGATTTTGGAAACAGCGGAGGATGTATTATTAACAACCGGAGTTAAATTATCTAATTGCTCTGTTAGTTCTGTAATAGAATTTGTGTTAGTATTTACGTTTTCTTGCAAAGATGCAAGTTGGCCATTAAAGTTTCCTGTTAATGCCCAATAAGTTCCGTTTGTAATAGGAACCCCTTTAGGGACATAACCTCTTGAGGTATAGCTATTGCCTTCGTTAGTAACAATAGAGAGCGGTTCATATGTGTTATTCGCATCCCACTCCCCACAAAATATAGGCACGTACCTTGCCCCCACATAGGTATTATATGCTCCCACTTGAGTGGTAATAGGAGCCCCATTATTAAAATATTCGCTTAACTGCTTGGAATCCTTCGTCATTGCATTAACCTCCAATTTTCCTAAGATCAGTGTCATAATACAACCGACACATAGCACTAGCCTTTTTATCATTAATTAACCCCTCATTCGTCATAAATTGGTTGAATCGTGGCACAGATTCAATTGGCCAATTAAGTAGCGCATTATCGATATCCTGTTTTACCATCGAAGTACCAGATGACCATAAAGCTGGGAACTATAATCCATAATAGTATCCCAATGAATAAACTGCCATGTGGACGGGGTTAGTGCCACGAAATGCCCGTCTTGGCTTAGTCCAAAAATTACGAACTTTACAATATTACCCACAATGCCTTCAAGGTTGTTATTAATGTAGTTAATGATACTATCAAGATAAAGTGAAACATAATCACCATTTTTTATCTTTTCCAGTTCGGTAAGAATATTGTTAACATCGTTTTGTAAAGCTTCGATCGCTTCCGCATTAAGCTGTACTTGATTTCCTATTTTATCTACAGCAGAAATAAGTTCGTTCATTTTATGGCATACGCGAAGGAGAAATTCATAATCAGTGATATCCCCACTAATATCTAATGGTAATAACCTTATAGTAGGCCAAAAAAATCTACTTACAATCATTCAAATACCTCCCAGTCTTCTGCTAAAAATGTCTGCTTGCGAAGCGAGCCACCCACATTGGTATCCAGATGAGCCTACGAAAAGTAGGAATTTACTTCCTATATTTTCGTGTTCAGGATCATTAATGGTAATTCCTGTAGCTGTAACACACGTCTGCATATGCGCTAAAATAATATACTGGGCTTTACCGTTCCAACCTGCTCTTTTAATTTTCTTACCTTCTTTTAAACACCCTAGGGCACAACTAAAAGATACGTTTTTCATTCAATCACCTCCTAATATAACATAAAGAAACATTCATCTAATGCGTCCAAAACCATTTGATCTACCGAGAATAATTCATCTTTGAACTTTGTGATCAGTTCGGCATAAGATAAACCACTACGCTTGCCTACTATTTTCTCGGTGTCCTGCCGTGTTTCGATATCTTCATCCTGTCCACTTCGTCTAATGCTCCCCGAAGAATTAACGTCCGTAGTGGTTTGAGACGTGTCTTGCCCGCTGGCTACGCTCTTATCCGCATCGGTTATGTATTTGTCATCCAGAAAGTTAGTTAATTCTGTTTGAGGTGTTCCAGAATGAGTATCAATGCGAGTAGTTCCGGGATTAAACGTACCATCTTGGGTGGTAATTCCCTCATTGGCAGTTTCATCAACAGTTCCTTTTTTCATGGTCTTATTGCCAGTAGTATTATACGTTCGTGTATAATTCGTGTCGTCAAAAATATTCGTGTTTGTTTCCAACGCTTCATAAAGACGATTCATGGTTGGCATTATTTCCATGAGCTTTTGATTAAACATAATCTGCCATCTGGCCCAAGGGGTGCAACATATCTCGCGGGTAAGATACCTCCCCATAATTAAATTTTCGAGAGGTATCCTGTGCTCCTCGTTAAATATCGGAAAGTTAGGAAACAATTGACTTCTTACTTCATTAAACAAACCAGGAAGCTCATTATACGTCACTGGAGATGTCTTCCCTGTCAATGCTTCCATCACAGTCTTTAGTGTCATCGTATAATTCGACATCCTGTTCCTCCTTTCCGTCTAAGAACTCTAGCTGCACGTTTTGGTTAAACATTTTATTAAAATCATCGACTCCGTCTTGCCTAGCATTAAGCATCGCCATCTTATTAGCCTTTGCCATTTGTTCTTCGGCCATTGATTCTTTGATGTTTACGCCACTGGTTTTATCTGTAATGCTATCAATACCGTAGTAGTTAAGAGCGTCATGCCATAAAAATGAGTAATGTGTATCTAACTTATCAACAATATACTCCAACTCTGTGTCAAGTGCCTGGGTCGATTCAGCTAAATCTTTTGCAGCTGGGGATGCTATTGTGTATAGGTGGAAGTTTTTAATTCTTTGAATTAATGCCTGCACACTTTTTCGTTTTGTTTCTGGTACAGATATAATCTTTCCTATTTTCTGGTTTTCTAGGTGCATATCCCCGGTTCTTAATGTGTTCGTTAATCGTGTAGCTAAAAGACCTGTCATTTCAGCTGCGGGATTTAACTGATAAGAATTCCAAATAATAACACTATTTGTGTAATTTAGTCTCCTTCTATACCCTTTAAATCCGCACACCTCATATTCCGTCGGATAACCATTTACATCCCACGCAAACTCACCTACTATTGGTAGACCTACATATCTCATCAATATGTCATCATAAAATAATACGACATTTCCAAAATAGAAGAGATAACGTTCCAAGATAATAGGTTTTAATCCGGTAGGAAGGTTATTCCAGTGAATAACATTAATCGCTAGTCTTTCTAACCGATAGAACATTTCATGATACGTTCGTATGGTTAATTGGTCATCATCATCTATATATGGAGGCATGCAAAAATTATTTATCATAAGTTATCCTCCTATTATATTATTAGGTAGACTATAATTGCCTATATCTTCATTATGCCAAAATCTAATCCCTCTGTTCAATAGACCTCTTAATGCATCTTTTGCATATAACGGTGCGTTGCCTGTAACAACGGCACCAATTGTTTGAACATAATTCCAAGACTGTCTGCCGGTAATGTTTGGCTTTTTTACTGTATCTACTCGATATCCAAACATGTCAAAGTAAGAATCAATACTTTTCGCATACGAAGCTGTAATTGATTTTCCGTCGATTTGAAATCCGGCATTACCGATTGACTGCATGGTTGCATCATTACCTACACTTCCGTTAATAGAAGGCGGTATGATACTGTGAACTTCTCTTTCTTCAGCCATTGCATTTTGTGCAAGAACTTCGTTTTGTTCATAATTTACTGCGTTATCAATCATACCTGTGAGACCTCGTATGCCCCCTTCAATATCTCCAAGTACAGCAGAAACAACACCCGATATAAAGTTTTTCTTATGTTCGAACTGGCCCTGAATGGCTCGTCTTTCCCCTTCATGTTCCCACCTTATAGATTGTGTTGCGAGCCAATTTGCGTATACATCTGTAATCCACGACCCTTGTGGGTAATCACCTATGGCGATGGAGTAATCGTAATTGACACCCTTTCCTGCATAACTCCGGGGAGCTAAAATAACTCTTCCGTTAGGGGTAGGCGTTCCTCTATATTGCAGGCTAGGACTTCCGCTAAAAAATTCATAACGTAAGGTTGCGTTTTGACCTCCATAGGTTCCAATCTTAAGTCCCATAAACGGGTATGTTAGTAATTTTTTATTACGTGGAGCATAACCGTCTAAGGTTGTAGGCCGTGTGATATTAAAGTTAACAGGGTCATTATTAATCATACTATCAGTTAATTGGGTTCCGCTTCCCCCTGTGCTTCCAATTAAGAAACTTGGTACAGCCCACATTACCTTTACTGCATCTGATTTTCCTGCTTCAGCAATAGCTGCAAGATCGCTTCGAAGTTGAGTACTTCCTTCTTCATCAATCCCGTAAATATAATATGCTAGCCCGCTTACTGTGCCCTGCATAACTACCGTATCTGCGGGGGCATCTGGAGAAGACATTTGAATGGCACTTCCCACAATTAATACCCACATTGTTAAAGGAATGACTTGTGTATTATTGGTAATATAATCACCAATTGCTACAGGCTCTTCTTTTAAATGCAACCCGGGTGTATCATTATTTACATGTTCCCTTTGAACCATGCACTCTTTAATGTTGAATTCGAACCACCAAGTTTGGATTACATCTTCAGCGTATGTAATTTGTGTTGTTCCATCCGCTAAATATTCTACATTGATAATAAACGCATAGAACCATTTATTTGGATAGTCGGGGTTTGTGTACATACAATATGTGCAGGTACGATAAGCTCCCGCTTGATTGGGAACGTATATGGTATTATTCCTTACATACATAGTATCCGTAAATGTAAAAGCAGTCTTACTCATAAAATAATCGGTTTGTGCAGATACCGTAGAAAATTCTAAGGTATCTGCATAATCAGGAGATAACGGCACGTCTTTTAATAAACGGATATAACTTTCGGGTCCCACTACGCCACCGTTACGGTTGCAGTTCCCGTCTTTGTAGAGTCAAACGTGGAGGTAGCGGTAATAGTAGCAGTGGTTTCAGCCGCTACGGTAGAGGTCACACTAATGACTCCATTTTGAGATACGGTAATGCCGTCCGTATCCGAGCTCCATGCAACTGTCTGCGGTGCAAAACCTGTGGTTGTTACATTTGCTTTTACCATAGCAGTCTGCCCGACTGTAATAGTAAGTGCTGATGGATTAACAGTAACGGCTGTAACTGTAGGTGTTGTCTCACTAAAAATCTGGGCATTAGCAAACGGGCTTACGCCAAATATTTTCCAAAGATGATAATCATAATTCCAATACAAACCGTCCGGATTATAAATATTTGTTACACCATTAAAGTAATCATAGATCTGAAACCACTGTCTATCAAAAATTGCAAACGGGATTTTATCCAGTTCAGCTAACTCATCTGCACTAATCTCAACGTAACTGGGGTCTCCAGCATAAAGCTCTGTTAACCTAGCGGTATCCAGATTGCCAAAGGAGGATACACTTAACCTATGTACGGTTAAGAACTCTGCTTTATCCATATTAAAGTCGGCTGCTAATACGCTCACATCAATACGGCCCGCTGCTTTATTAGACAGAATAATAACCTGATCTTCCAAAGGTGTAAAGTTTGGCACATGATAATAGTTATTTTTAGCATTTAATTCCAGCAGGTTAAGAGAGAAAGTGCGAGCCAATGCTACAGCATCCTCTGCTGTACTCTTATCTGTAATTTCTGGAACTACAGTAACTCCAACACTACCGGTAATGATAGCACGAGCAATCATGTACATTTTGGTTTGGAACACATCATAATTTGCAGATGTAAACATATTCTGAATGATTTCAGAAATGAAGCGAGTGAGTTCAGTCCAGGAGTTAAAAGCCATTCGAAGCTCTTCGTTGGAGATGGTCTGTTTATACCATTTCTGGTAATTAAGACTATGGAACGCTGTCATTACGTTTGGGATGTCCCGTTTAAAGACTTCTTCTTCGGCCTGCTTCGGATTAAAGGTTCGCGGTTTTGCAAGTTTAATAAAAATTTCTTCTACAAACTCACCGTAATCCAATTTACCTTTTTCAAGTCCTACCCAAATATCCTCCCAATATTTAGACTGGACAATCTTGATTGCGACCTGATTGAGCAGCGCTGGAATAAACTGATTGCTCAAATTAATATTGTCATATAATAGTTCTCCAATCTCTCGGGAGTTAACTACGCCGTCGGGATAGTTAGAAGTTGCAGCAAACGGCAGGCCGGCATTCTGAAGAGCGGGGGTATCCGTTAGAATAGCATTATAAATTGAAGCGCCGTCTGCCGGCAATGTTGCTTTTGCATATGTTCTTGGCATTATAAAATATCCTCCTTTTTAATTCCTAAGATATAATCGGTTCCGCGTGGACTATCATCTTTCTGTCTGTCTACAATCTGCTGTGCTTCTTCCTCTGCATTGGAGAAGAAACGTTCCCGGTATGACCGTCTAGCTTCATCCCTTTCACCAATTGCACGATCGCGTTCTCCTACAACGCTATCGTAGCGCTCCTGCCAAGCCCTTTCTGTCTCACTCAAATCTACAGATAGGGATTCGTCGAAGTCGCTACGCAATCTTCCTATTAAGTCCATCATTTCAGGGTCTGCATTTGCTGCATCAGAAATACGTGTTAAAATCGAATCATGTTCTTCTTTGCTTAGTCTTGCCATCTTTTCCTCCTATTAAAATTATTATATAAAAGAGGTACTAATATAGGCTTACCTCGATTATATTCATTACGATCATCTCCTCCGCCACCTGGAGGTGGCTTGGGTGGTTCTTCCCCACTTAAAAATTGATACCATTTTTCTGCCTGTGTTCCACGCTTCGGTTGGTTAATCACCTTTGGCATTTCATAATTATTCAGAAATGTCATTGCTAAATAATATGGGGATTCTTCAGATTTAATAAATTCTGCAAAGGTTAAGGGGTACTTACTATGTACTTGCCATTGTAACCCTCCGCTTTCGGACTCCAGGATAAGACGTTTACAGGCACTTTCCATATGGCTGGGCTCCAACCCGTTTACATCACACCATTCCGTGTATTTTGTAAAAGGCGTCCACTGTGTGAGCCCATACCCAGGGCCTACGTTTACTTTTAAATTTTGCCAAATCCCCGGGTTAATTGTAGATTCTGTTTGGGCATTTCCTAAAAGTCCAGCTATAGCATTTAGCGTCCACGGGTTGGGGGCACTTCCTAAATAATTATAAATCCACAGAGCATTCGTCTCCATTTGAGATTGATTTAACCAAAAATTTCCTGTATAAAAATCAGGCACGGGGCAAATCCTCCCGTCTCTTTAAAGTGCTTAATGTATAGTCTGGTCTAAATACTGCGACAATATCATCCATTAAGTAGGCTTTTGGAATAATACCGTTATCTTGGTTACCGCCAATGCACTCAAGAGTTGTAGTGCTTGGTTTAAAACCGGTAAAAACACTCACATGTTTTTTCGAAGAAATTGTAAAATGAGGTTCCCATTTAAAAATAACAATATCCCCGCGCTTTATATTAGCTAATGATGGCTGGGTAATTGTTCCATCATCAAGTTTATTTAAAAAAGCAATATACATATTATATACGTTTTCTTGCTTTTTACCTAAGCATTTTTCCCTAAGTCCCATTTGAGCAAGCGCCCAACTAAGAGCCGTTGCGCACCACGAATCCTTTACCAAGCTTCCATAATACCATCGCTGTATCACTTCCACAATGCCTGTATATTCTTTTTCGCCTTGGTAATGTTCGAATACATCGGCCAATGTAAGAAGATCGGGCTTTACTCCAGAAGGATAAGAAGAAGTCATGGATTGTAAGGCAACCTTAGCAAATACTAAGGCACTATACAAAGCTTGTTCATTTGCCGTTACACTGTTCACCAATTCCGCTAAGTCATGATCAATCATTTCCTGTGTGATCTGTAGATTCATTGTCTCCCAACCTTTCACATAACCTTGTCATTACAATTGTATTATTTGTAATTGCTTCCTTAATGGCATTTTCTGCATCGTGATGAGAACGTTGCAGTTCTTGTGTGTCTTCACGATGTTTATCTGTAATATACTTTACGTACCATGCCATTGCTCCGCATGCAGCAATGGGAAACCCTAACTGGGAAATAATTTGTATATAATCCATACATTTCACCTCCTTGTTATAGTTATCATAGTACAGATATAACAAGAAATCAATTAAATTTTACATATTTTTTATATAAAGTATTGACTTTTCTGCATTATTGCGATATTATAAAAGAGCCAAGAGAATCTAGTATGCTACTATCTCTTGAGTATCAAAGAAAGGAAACAACCTGTCAACAAATCATTCCTAAAAACAAAATTGAATTGATTAAATTTTAAAAGAAAGGAGAACTATGCTAATAACCAGAACAATTGTAAGAACAACGTACAAAATCGGACAGTTTTATCTTGAATCCGGAAAGGCGAATATTAAGGAAATCGGTAGTGGTGCTGTCCTTAACACTCGTAAGCCTACCGATGAAAGTTTAATTAAACTGGAAAGAAAATCCCACCCTGTTCCTAACCTTACCGTTTATGACGTAAAGCATGAAGAAGAACTGCGCGGAGTGGAATTGGAAGACTTTATGAAGCTTTCAAAAATTATATTAAAAGATGAAAAGGAGAATTAAAAATGGAAAACAACGAAATGAAGAATGAACTCATTACTAGCGACGATAACAGCATTAAGGGCCAGTTAATTTCAAGTGGAGATCAGTTCTGTTCTATGGCAGCAAACACCCCAGAGCAGAAGAAAATTCTCTTCAAGGCTATGAATAACCCAGATCATAAACTGGCAGACTTCATCAACAAAAAAATTAGAATTAAGGATATGTACTGCGAGATTGTTACCATTGCCGACCAGAATACTGGGGAGATTGTAAAACTTCCGCGTATTGTACTGATCGATGAAAAGGGTGTAGGTTACCAGTGCGTATCCAACGGAATCTTTATGGGCCTTAAAAAGTTAGTGGCAATTTTTGGAGAACCCACCTGGAAGCAACCAATCGAAATTGAAATAAAAAATGTGAAAACTAGAAATGGCTACACAGCATTAACCTTTGACTTATGCTGAAAGGAGAGGGAGGGCATAAGCCCTCCCGGTAATTTATGACAAGAAACGGAATTGTAAAAAATTTAGCCGATTCACCTTATAATGTGTCAACCCACGGGTTAGTTTTATTTTTTTCCTCTTTATTACACTTAAAAAAATTTAAAGCAAAATATAAGGAAGAAATTATAACAACCAATATTTCATTATCTAAAAGATTTAAAGTAACTGTTAACTTACCTTACCTAGGCATCTTAAAAACATATTATAAAATTGAATCACGAGGATTTTTAATTTATGATGCCGGAAAGGGCATATGGTATAATGCACTATGGCAAGTAGGATTAAATGGAGACAATCTGATCGATCAGAGATTGCTAAACGAGTACGCGTCTTTAACGCAAAAAGAACTAGAATCATAAAGGCAAACCCAGAAATAGAATCTATTCTTCCTCCTAAACAAAATGTAAATGATCTTATTAATACGATCAGTAGTCGTAATGATTACAACAAGACATTAAAAAGATTGCAACGCTTTTTGAAGAAGGGTGCAGAAGAACTAGTTACAACAGATCAAGGTGTAAAAACAACGAAATATCAAGTAAACGAAATGAGGATTAATATCCGCACTATTAATTCAAAACGTGCACGAATTATAAAGAAGGAATCGCCTTCTACAGAAAAGGGCACAATGGGAAGCATTAGAGAAATGAATTTGCGCCCATTAAAGACGGATATTAATAAAATCAAACCCTCTATGTGGAAACAAATTGTAGAAAAGTTAGATAAGCAAACCATGGATACTTATTATAATGCTCGAGACGAATTGTATAAAGAAAATTATATTAAAAGTTTCCTGGATGCTTACGGGCCCTACGATAAAAAACTATTAGAACGTATAAAAGATATTCCGGCTGAAGTGTTGGTAGAAATGTATTACTATGACCCAAATCTTCAAATAGGATTTAACTACCCTGTCTCGGATGAGGATATACAAGCCAATCTTAATTTTTATAAAGACACTTTAGATCAATTTATGAAAGAAAGAGGGTATAAATATTGAAATGGACAGCCGATTTTGAGACCATAACAAATCCAGAGGACTGTAGGGTTTGGGCGAGCGCCGTATGTCCCATCGAAAATCCTGATATTGTTTATTATGGAAACTCAATTGAATGGATGATTAAAATGTTTTCCGACCACGTAGGTGATACATTTTATTTTCATAATCTTAAGTTTGATGGCGAGTTTATAATTAGCTATTTGCTTAACAACGGTTGGAAGCATAATAAAGACGCAAGAAACTTAAAGCCAAAACAATTTAATACCCTAATAAGTGATAAGGGCCAATTCTATTCTATGAAAATTAAGTTTAATAATGAAGGAATTGTAACTATCATAGATAGCCTTAAAATTATACCCTTTTCTGTAGATCAAGTGGCTAAAACGTTTGGTTTACCTGTATCAAAATTATCAATAAATTATGATGAGTATCGTGAGCCCGGACATATTTTAACAAAGGAGGAAATTGAATATCTTAGAAACGATGTACGTATTATGGCTATTGCATTAAAAACCTTATTTGATCAAGGATTAACAAAAATGACACAGGGCAGTAATGCTTTAAATGACTATAAGAACATGGTTAAAAAGAACTTTTTTAAAAAGTGGTTTCCTGTACCAGAATATGATGAGGACGTAAGACAAAGTTATAAAGGAGGGTTTACATACTTAAATAAACAATATGAAGATGTAGACATCCAGGAAGGAATCGTGTTGGATGTAAACAGTTTATATCCTTCGATAATGCACGGCAAACCGCTACCCTACGGTGAGGGTAAGTACTTTCCGGGGTCAATATCAAAAAGACGAACAATATCCTTTATATGTGCAGATGTTTACCTGTCAATTTTGTTTAAAAGAGGGCTATATACCTACCATACAGCTAAAGAACAACTTAAGTTTTGTGCCAACAGAGTATGTAGAATCTTCAGGATTAGAAGATGTAACATTATGTTTAACATCCGTCGATCTGGAGTTATTCTTAACACACTATGATGTAGACGTAGAAAACATTGATTGGATTGGAGGTTGGAAGTTTAAAGCCACACAGGGACTTTTTAAGAGTTATATTGATAAATGGACAGCTATTAAAATAAAAGCTAGTGAAGAAAATAATTTAGGGTTACGGACCCTAGCGAAACTTATGCTAAATGCGTTATATGGAAAATTTGCATTAAACCCAAACGTAAGAAGCAAGTACCCTTATCTAATGGACGGTATTGTAAAATACGAAATGGGGCCAAAGGAAACAAGAGAACCAATTTATATACCCGTAGGAACGTTTATTACCGCTTGGGCTAGGTATACAACCATTACTGCGGCTCAAACACTACACGATCGTTTTATCTATGCAGATACCGATAGTCTTCATCTCAAAGGACTAGAAGAACCCCAAGGAATTGAAATTCACCCTACTAAATTAGGAGCATGGAAGCACGAGTCAACTTTTTATAGAGCTCGATTTTTACGGGCTAAAAGTTATATTGAAGATGAATTTGATAACACATTTTATTTAAAAGATCGAGATTTGTATGGCACAACTAAATTAAAGATAACCTGTGCAGGGATGCCCAAAAGCTGTTATCCATATGTTAATTGGGATAATTTCCATCCTGGTACGGATTATATGGGAAAATTAAGAATGAAGCATGTGGAAGGAGGAATTGTATTGGTAGATACACCATTTACAATAAAAGAATAAAAGTATGATTATTGTAAATATAGAAAATGGAAAAAGCAGTTATAACAACTAATGATAACCAAGTAAAGGAGATGCTATGAATATAAATCAAACGAACCCTAAAGATATAGCGCCCATTATTGATATTATAAATGAATACAGCGGAAATCTAACTAAATATTTACTTTATGCAAATATCAATAATCTGCAACAATTATGGTTTATTAACGTTTTAATAAATTTAAAAATATGTGGAATAGAAGGAGACTGGTTTATGATTTTAGACCAAACTAGTTATACCTTATTGACGGATAAGATTACTTTTGGTATAATAGAGTAAAGGATATCTTATCGTTTTAAAAGATTCGCTGCCTGGAGACCACCGGGTGATACCGGCCAGGAAGCTAGTGGGGTGGTTCCCAATCTTTTACAGATAGGTATCCTTTTTTAATTAAGGAGATTATCATGAATAGAAATGAATTTCACATTTTAATGACTAAAACGTTTGGATATGACATTGAAGAGTTCTTATGCTACTGTGGGGGGGTGGTGGAGGAATATTGCCTTCCTACATTATAACGAATGACGAAGGTGATATATTTATTATGAATAAAATAACATTTAAAGCAATTAATTGGTATAAACCCTTTCATATAGGTAGAGCATTGGCCAGCAACCTAACAGAACATCAGTGGGAGGGATTCTTAGAAGACTTATATAAAGAATGGAAGGAAGATCAATTATTAAACAAATAGAGGGTGAATAACAATGAAAAAAATTTTATTACTTTTATTATTATCTATATTAATTATTTACACATTACAATTACAAACTCAACTTAGCTCGATTTTAGTTGAAGACCTGTACAGCGTAATGGATATCTACAATGATATGATATCGTTTCATGTTGTATCCAATATAAAATTTTATTTAATAATGGAAATAGGGTGCTGGTTAATTTGTATTAACGCCATATTAAAGGAGATATAACCATGACAGAAATTAAAAATAATATCCTAGAAACAGATGATAGTGATCTTATATCAAATCTTTCATATATTGAGGGTATATCATTTCACTCAACGAATCGTGGGACTATTAAGGTAAAAGGTTTATCTAATGGTCTTTTGCGTATAATAAATATCATTTATGGACAAAATAAAAAAAGCTGCACTGAAAATTACCTTCTATGCGATTGTTGCCCAAACGTATTAAAATGCCGACTATGCGAATGCCAGGTATCAAATAAATTTTTATTGTTGCTGCATGATGCAATAGAATTTCATACGAATAAAGAGGGATGATATGAAAAAATCAATATATTTTGACCCAACAAAATACCTCCCTTATCAAAGAAACTTTATCCTTATTAATAGTGAACGTACAGTTGGAAAAACCTATAGCACACAAAAGTTTCAAATTGAACGCGCACTTGACAAAGCGGAACGATTTGTCTATTTCGTAAGAACGCAACAAGAAAAAAGTACAGGCGTTTTCCAAGATGCATACTCTAAGGTGATGATGGAGCAATTCCCCGGGTATGATTTTACTTTTAAGTCCAATCATTGCTTTGTGGAATTAGATGATCAGCAATTCGAAATAGGGGTCTGTATGGCGCTTTCAGAGGCTAATAAGGCCAAGAGAATCAACTATCCTAAGAGTAGATGGGGTCTATTTGACGAATACATTCTGGAGGAAATGACACATTCAGACTATGTATCTGGGTGGAACGAACCGAACCTGTTTCTTAAGGCTTACCATACCATAGATCGTGAACAAGATTATCTTACTGTATTTATGCTGGCAAACACAGTAGAGTTCTATAACCCTTACCACATCCACCCCGCGTTTAATGTGCCACCTACCCCTATAGGTGAGGTTTGGAAAAGTGAAAATGTAGTTTATGAGCACATTGAAGCTTCCGAAGAATTAAAAAAGAAAAAGAAACAGTCAAAATTTCTAAGAATGATTGAGGGAACAGAATATGGCGGATACGCAATCAAGGGTGACTTTATCAACGACAATGATTCCTTTATCGCAAGCCGGACTAAAAAAGCCAAGCTTCAGTATAACTTCGATGTGGGAACAGAGACATTCGGTGTATGGTACGATAATGACACCGGTATTCTTTACATCGACGATGTGTATGATAAGAACTTCTCAAGATGGTATACGTTCGACAAAAACCGAATGAAGGAAGGAAAGACATTAGTTGTAAACAAGGAAATCTATATTTTAAAGTGGACAGGCGCGATGTTTAGAAGGGGGAATGTAAGATGGACAAAAATGGAAATCAAAGGGAAGAGTTTGGAAGGGCTACGAAAGATTTTATAAATTTCTTTGAGAATGCTATTGAAACAAAGGATATCGTTGATTTACTTATTAGCTATGGAGTTGCTTTAACTTATGGAAGGACGGTAAAATTACGCACACCCAATATCTACTATATAAAAAATTAGTAATAAAAATATTAGTAGAAGAGCGTTATTGGGAGTTGGATTTTACTAACGACGAGATAATAGAAGAGCCACTAAAATATTTAGAAATGTTGTGGCTTATACCTTGACATTTATGAAATATATGGTATAATATAAGTACGAGATTCCTCAAACTCGTATCAGGGTTCCTGCACTCACAATTCCATACCAGCCTTGCAGGAGCCGAAGACACCACAGGTGTAACTCCTTTACTAGGGCCAACCGTGCCTATTAGGGTTGGCCCTTATATAACCATTTAGATTGTTAAATTTTTATCAATAATGTAGAAAATTAAAAAAAATATTGTCTTTTTCTTCATTATGTGTTATAATATATTAAAAGAAAGGAGTTAATGTATATGACAATAAAAAATTTAATGGAAATGGGAATTATAAATTCAAATACTATAATTGGTTGCAGGAGTTCAGATTGCATTTCAATAGGTTCAGGGAAAATTAATTCTATTAAAATAAGGGAACGGTTGGTAGAAGAAATAGAAAATTTTAGCTGGTACGAAGAAAACATAGTGCTACTAAATTTTAAATACATAGAATATGAATATAAAGATTATATTCCTTATTGGTTCCAGGGGGAAAAAGTTTGGTTTACAATTAAGGAAAAGAATGAAGCATTGAAATACTTTGAGGAAAATTATTTAGAAGAAATACACAAACAGGAATATGAGAACATAAAAAGTAATCAATCGTTCGATCAGGTTGGTGACTGGATTGGAAATAATTATTTAGTAGCATTGGAGCATTTTTCAAAAATGTATAGAGAAAAACATTTAGATAGCGATTTTATAGTTCCTAGTTGGAAAGCCCTTCCAAAAAAATTTGACACTTTAGCACACTAAAGCGGTAATGTGTTAACACTTCACCGTGCTAAAGCATAGTTATTGACCCAGGGTCACTATCGAATTATTGACCGCGGGTCAATAACGAATTATTGACCGGGAGTCAATAATATATGCGATGAGGGACTTAACGTGCGGATATATACCCCTGGCGGGTAATAGGCGGAAAGCATTGAAAATAAAGGGGTTTATGTACCATACCCCGGTAGGGTATGTTTTTAGGGTTTATATACCCCCCGGGGGTATATTGACAAATTTAGGGGTGAGGGCTTTCACACTTTCATGCGCTAAAGTATGAAATTATAAAATATGAAATAATTGGGTAAAAGGGGTTGACAGGGGGGCGGGAATGTGGTATAATGTCTATAGTAGATAAGATCGCATTTCTGATAATTTTTGCAGTAATAGTTAGCTAGCTAATAATTAGGGGAATTGTGTAGACAACTGTACAAATTTTTCAAATTGTTCGAATTGTATACACAATTTAATAATATTCAGAATTGTCAGACAATTCACGGGATGGGGGCTAAATTGTCTGATAATATTAGTACTATCCC